TCGGGCAGCTGATGCGCCGGGAGGTGAAAGGGAAGAGCCGTGAGCAGCGGTTTGTGGATTACTGCCTGGAGTTTTACCGTCAGTTTGATAAGGGACTGTATACGCTGGAGGATATCCGGGCAGTGCTGAAGGATGAGTGTGGTATCGAGATTGATATGAGGTGATGGGAGGTGAGGCCGGTGGACAAGGAGGTGCTGATACAGTATTGCGAGATGAAAGAAGAGATAAGGGACATAAGGAAAAGAATCAAGGAGCTGGACAAGTTCCTGTCTGAACCGCATCAGGTATCGGATACCGTGAAGGGAACCAGGAGGGACGGAACCATAGGGAGCATTAAAGTGACGGGGTACCCGGTGCCGGAGTATTACCGCAAGCAGGCGTTGAGGGAACGGTACAAGAAGCTGCTGGAACAGAAAGAGACGGAACTGCTGGAGTTGACCTGCCAGGCGGAAGAGTTTATTGAAGGGATTCCCAAGAGTGAGGTGCGGATTATGTTTCGGTTATATTACCTGGATGGTCTGCCCTGGTGGAAGGTGGCGCAGGCTATGAACCGGATGTTCCCGAAAAGGCGGGTAAAGTTTACGGAGGATGGATGCAGGATGAGAAATAATAGATTTTTTGAAGAATTTTGAAAATGTTCGGCCATGTTCGCTTGAAAAGTGCTAATATGTTATCATGCGGAAGTCAGATGGCGGAAGCTGCCCTCCGTAGATATAGCGTCAGCCATCAGGCATCACACCCTGGCGGCTGACTGTATCTGGTTTTATCCCTCATGACGTTTTCCAGATACGATTAGGGCATCCTAGCGATAGGGTGTCCTTTTATTTTTACCCTTGACTTTATCGAACGCATGTTCTTCGCTGTGGTTACGAAGAGAAGATGTGGATGTGTTTTGTAGGATTTGTGGAATTAGGAGGGGGATATTTGTATATTCTTTCCATTTGGCGTGTGGTATAATGAAGAAAAATGTCGAAACGGGGGACATAAAAATGGATGGAAGACAAAGTGCTAATAACGAGAAAAAGGTATCAGTGGCTAATTTTAATGTGGTTTTTATGGGAGACAAAGATGAGAGTCCGTTACTGGATTATTTTGACACTATTTTAATGCCGGCTTTGAAAAGTGGAATTACAAGAAACCAAGGGGATAATACCTATTTGTTTATGGATATTGAAGTTAAGCAGGATACGGATAGTGAATATATATTGACAGGATTGATTGTTAAAAGTACAGTCCTTGAAGTTAAATCTATGTTTGATGAGAGCGGGAATTTGGTCGAAAGAAATGATGTTTATCCAACGGCGCCATTTTCCACTTTTATAATTTACTTAAAAAATCATAGAATGATTTTAGTTGAGAATCAAAAAGGAAGTCCGTCTTTGGACAGCTTCCGTTCAACTGTTAAGTATGTTTTAGATAAGTACGTTGCAAGCGAAAATCATGTAAGAATGGAGCAGGAGAAAGAGCAACTTCCGATTCCACTTGTCAGTATTGTGGGAATACCGCCTAAAGGTGGTATGATAGCTGCATTAAAACAAGTAGAAAAAATTTCAACATTGACTTTGAAATTTTATCCGTTGAATGGCGATGGAGATATTGATTTATCTGGGATAATGAGCGGGATATCAAAAGAATTACGTAGAAAAATAGGAAGTGATCGTGGAGCGGTAACATATCGATCGCCAAAGAATATTAATGGAGTTATAGAGGTAGTAGAGGCCGCAGAAGGAACAGTTGAGCCTATTGTAGTGGCGAAGTATCCAGGGAGGAAAGGGGAATCCACGATTAAGTATTATGAAATATCTGATAGGAGAAAAATGCGTGTTCCAGATGGAGATAGAAATGCAGAGTTATCCAGCATGATTAATCAAGGGAAAGAAATTGATAGTATAAATTATACTAGTGAGGAAAATAATAAGATATATTTGAGAAATCAAGGGAAAATAATACAATTTGTTCGAAAGGAAAAATAAACAATTTGGAGGGGGATGATTTATGGATAATCTAAATCTTGATAATATTGAACAATTACTTCAATCTGAACCTTCTGAAAGGGTACTTTTTAGAGCAATCAAAGGTCTTAAAGTTGAAAAGAAGAATAGGAAGTCACGATGGATATTGGTAGTTATATGCTGTATCCTCGGTTCCATAGTCGGAATTCATAAAGAAACAGTCGCTATTTTTCGAGAAAGTATAGATGCTATTTTAAATATTTCATTAGCGCTTTTCGGAGTGATTTTCACTGGATATTCATTGCTACAAGCCTTTATGAATAAACAGATGTTACTTCAACTTCTGAAAGATACAAAAGCATATGACGGAGGAAAAAAGAGTAGATTACAAGATATCAATGAGAACTTTGTGTATTTAATGCTATTGTATGTTATTGCGATAATTGCAACATTGATTATAAAAATAGTAATGCTTTGCTTGCCTGACAGTTTTACATTATTTTTAAACATGACGGCAAATAATTTGATTGCTGTAAGTTTAGTTGTGGTTTATTTTAATTTTATTGGAATAATATTGTGGAGGACAGTTAGTTTCGTTTCTACAATTTTTCAACTGTTCAATGTATATGCTGTGACAAGAGTTCTTGAAATCATAGATGAGGAAGAAAAGCCATAATTTATTATAGGACAGGAGATGATTAAGGGCCACCTCCGGGCGGCTCCTGGAATACCATCCCGCAATTCTGGATATGCTAATTATGAGGTGATGGTAATGGAACAGAAAGAGCAAAACGCCGCAAAAGGGTTTGAGGATAAGGCCAAGGCAGCAGAAACCTTCAATCCCCATTGGAATGAGGGAGAGTTCTTGGGGCCGAATACGTTTAGGCATGAAAAAGACATGCAGAAATATGGAGAAGAGGAGTCTTAATGGCTTCTCTTTTTTGATGCTCATGTGATTACAGATATGCGAGTACATAATTTCCCGGCGTCTGAAACTTAGGGCGACCGGGGCCTCCTTTGCTGTAAAAAATATTATAAAACATTGACATAGGGTTAACCCTATGATATAATATATACATAAGGAGGTGAGATACAGATGAGAGGACAGAGTAGAAAGAAAAAGCCCGATAGCAACTTAAAGACTTGGGCAGTCGGAGCACTAACGGACTTAATCATAGGAATCATCCTGCTACTGTTATCAAAGCTACTTGAGTAGCAGAGAGGGGCAAAAGCCCTTCTCTTGAACCTATTATAACACACTCATCTGTATAAAATCAATATGGCGGAAAATTTGAGATTATTAGGTATTATTTTTATTGCATTAGCTTTAGGAAAATTTGCCGTTGTTGTATATCGCATATGGAGGAAAAGAGATGACAAAAGGTAATCCTAATCCACAAACCGTTGCGACTAATAAGTATCAGAAAAAAGCAGGTTACATGACTAAGGGATTTAAATTGAAACGAGAGGTTGTTGAACAATTTGAAGATGCCTGTAGGAAGACCGGAGTAAGCCAAGCCAGTCAGATTACAGAGATGATGAAGAAGTTCATTGAAGAACAGAATAAGCAGTAAAACAAAGGCATTCGTACATTGCGGGTGCCTTTCATTATGCATGTATGCGGGGGAGTGATGTGATGGTTTTTCATAAGGTACTACCGGGTGAGGGGGGCTATATGCGGGTCAAAATGAGCGCGGTATTTTTCACTTTCCAGGCTGAAAAAATAGGGTATTTCCTTCCTTTTCTGGGGGTATTGGAGCAGGAGGTAAAGCGGCTGTGATAGTGAATCAAAAAGAATTATCTCAATGTCTGGGGATAAGTTCCAGAAGAGTCCGGCAGTTAAGGGAAGATGGGCTTTTTAAAATAAGCCAAGAAGGGCGAGGATATAATCTCGAAAAGAGTATTCAGGAATATATAGAGTATAAGATAAATGCGGAAACGGGAAGGCGGGCGTCTATCTCAAAAGAGGAAGTGCAAGCCGAACACGAGGAAGTCAAGAAACAGATATCTTTACTTAAGCTTAGGAAACTGAGAAGAGAGCTTCATGAGGCAGCGGATGTAGAAGCGTTTTTGTCTGATATGCTGATTCGTTTCAAAAATCGGCTATTGGCAGTCCCGAATAAATTAGCAATGCAGACTGCTGGAGAGGAAGATATAAACACAGTTATTCAAATTATCAAAAAAGAGCTAATCGCAGTGCTTGAAGAATTATCCAAGTATGATCCTGACGAGATTGACGGCCAAAAGGCAGAGCCTATGGACGAGCTTGAGGAACATGAAGATGGGGAAGAAGGGGACAGCGGGTGACACAGAGAGAACGGAATCGGAGAAAAACAAGCGCACTGTTTAAACGTGTTTTACAAAAGACCTTGATTGTTCAGGATGAGATTAAAATAAGCCAGTGGGCAGAGATGTACAGGGTTTTAGACGAAAGCAGCAATATTTCCGGGAAATGGTCTAATTCAGTTACCCCATATCTGGTGGGAATTATGGACGCGTTCAATGATCCACATATTAGGGAAATTTATCTTTGTAAGGGATCACAGCTAGGAGGAACGGAAGTTCTGATTAACATGTTAGGGTATATTATTGCCGAGGAACCAGGGCCGACAATGATTGTATATCCATCTGATGATTTGGCAAAGGACATATCCAACGACAAGCTAAAGCCAGCTTTTCGCCTGATACCCAAAATCAAGAAAAAATTCTATGAGAACAATTCAAAAGAATTACGTTTAAAATTTAAGGACATGACAATTTATCTTCGCGGCGCAGGTTCTCCGTCAAAGCTTGCTTCAAAAGCAATCAAATATCTGTTCTTTGATGAAATTGACAAGATGGGAGGAGCCTCAAAAAAGGAAGCGTCCCCCTATAACCTTGCAATGGAGCGAATAAAAACATTTAAGTCACAGAGTAAGGTATATGCTTGCTCCACACCTACATTAAAGACAAATTATATATGGTATCTCCATGATAGTTCGGATGAGGTACGGGAATACTTTGTGCCGTGTCCGCATTGTGGAGAAAAAATAAGACTGGAATTTGGACAGATAAAATTTTGCGAAGATCCGGGAAAAACAATGTCCCCTTATGAACGGGCCAGGACAGCGGTGTATATCTGCCCGGAATGCGGGTGCGAAATTTTGGACAAAGATAAGCCAAAGATGCTGTGTGAGGGTGAGTGGAAGGCAGTAAAGAAAAGGGGGATTGGAGCGCCTAAAACGGTAGGGTTTAGAATTAATTCTTTGTACAGCGTATTTGTGACATGGGCAGATGCGGCTGAAGAGTTCTTAAAATCCTACGAGGATCCGGAAATGCTTCAGAATTTTACAAATAGCTGGCTGGCAGAACCATGGGAGGATACGAAATTAAAAACTACTGAAGATCTGGTAAAGAAACGACAGACTGAATACAAAGAATATGAAGTTCCAGACTGGGCGGTGGAGCTGACAGGAGGAATTGACGTACAGGAAACTTGCGTGTACTGGGTTATCCGGGCTTGGGGAGAACACTGGACTAGCCAGTGTATTGCCAGGGGTCAGGAGCTGAATTTATGGAAAACAGATGAGATTATGAATCTAAATTATGAGAAAAGAGATGGAACGAAGCTATCCCCATCTCTTGTTTTAGTTGACTCTGGAGACCAGACAGATAAGGTTTATGACTTTTGTGTTGATACCGCAGATTATACCCTGCCAAGTAAAGGCGCAAGCAGGAAATTAGAAACCGATTATAAATTTAGCGTTATCAATAAAACGGGTTCCAGGGCAAATGGAACTACTTTAGTCATTATTGACACAGCTAAGTATAAAGATCGTATTGCGGCAAAGATGCAAAGGGAGAATGGTACAGGAGCCTGGATGGTGTTCGATGGAATTGATGATGATTATGCAAGGCAGGTGACATCGGAACATAAAATTAGCGAGCGTCAAGCCAACGGAAGCAAAGTGATGAAATGGGTTCAAAAGAGCGCCCACAGAGATAACCATTATCTTGACGCAGAGGTTTACGCAATGGCGGCTGCCGACATCAGAGGGGCAAGAACCTGGCATCTGGAGCGGTGTGAACCAGAACAAAGAAAGACAGAGTCAATATCCAAAGAGGAGCAGTGGATACAGGAGAATGAATTGGAAGGATGGATATGATGGAAGAAAATATGGATATCCCATATGGAACACCAGAGGAACAGTTAAGAACAATAAACGAAGCGATTTATAAAATACTGGCCGGAGGCCAGGCATATAAGATTGGCACGAGATCCTTAACGCGGGCCGATTTGTCAACTTTAATCTCTGAAAGAGACCGCTTGGAGGCTCAGATACAGGGCTCTGGCACAACATTGCTTTCCGGGGGCTATGCGGCAGATTTTGGGCCTGATAACAGGAGGTAGTTATGAGACTAACTATAATAGATAGGGTAATTGGTGCAATCAATCCAAAGGCGGGAGCAGCGAGGGCGGAATGGCGGAGCCGGTATGAAGCATATAGAGGGAATTATGATGCCAGTGATTCCGGGCGTCTTCAAAGCCAATGGAACACACAGAACCTATCGGGCGAGATGACAGATCGCTATGAACGTGATACAGTCAGAGCACGAGCAAGGGATCTGGAGCGCAATTCTGACGTAATGAATTCTATCTTAAGGGCCTATCGGCGCAATGTGATTGGGGGAGGGCTTCAGGTACGGGTTAATACGGGAAATCCAGATATTGACCAGACCTTGGAAAAGATATGGTCAAGATGGTGCCGCCGGGCAAACTGTGATGTGACCGGACAGCAGTCTTTTGCTCAAATTGTACGCATGTGCGTGCAGAGGAAAGTAACAGACGGAGGCATATTAATTTTAAAACGATATACGAATCAGGGAGTGCTTCCGCTCCAATTACAGGTGCTGGAGGTAGATGAACTAGATGCGACTCAGATTCAACCCAAAAAACAGGGAAATAGAGTGGTAGGAGGAATCGAATACAATCGCTGGAACCGCCCGGAGGGTTATTGGGTTCGGCAGTATGCCATTGATGGATATACGGCCTTAAAACCGGTTTACATTCATGCGAAGGATGTGATTTTTTATTATACACGGAGGAGACCATCCCAGATTCGCGAGTTTTCCGATCTTAGCCAGGCTCTGGTTCGGATTAAGGATATGAATGAGTTTATGACCGCTGTTACCGTAAAAGAAAAGATTGCGGCCTGCCTTGCAGTGTTCATCAAACGTGCGAATCCGTCAGGAACTCCAGGAAAAAATATACGGTCAGGGCAGAATATTGCGGTCAACTACGAAGGGAAACGGGTCGTGCCTGGAATGATAATGGAAATGAATTTGGGAGATGAAGCTCAAATGCTCAATCCATCTGGGCAAGGAACGGATGCTACCGCATTTATCAAGGCGCAGCAGAGAATGATTTCATCTGCAAATGGACTTTCCTATGAAGCAACATCCAGAGATATGTCAGAAACCAATTACGCATCTGCCAGACAGTCTATGATTGAGGATGATTTGACTTATGATGAGGAAAAGGAACTGCTAATTGAGGTATTCATGGATGAAGTATATGAATCGTTTGTCATTTCCTGCTGGTTGAAAGGTTTCATTCACGCATCAGATTTCTGGGAGAATAAAGAGGCATATATGTCACATGAATGGGTTGTCAAGCCGAAACGGTGGATTGACCCGTATAAGGAAGCAAATGCAAATGGGATCGCACTTAAAACGGGTCAGAAGACATTCCAGCAGATTTGTGCAGAAAATGGCCGGGACTGGAAAAAGGTAGTGGATGAAATGGCAGAGGCACGGGACTATGCTGAACAAAGGGGAATTAATCTGATGACGATGATGCTGGGGGCAGATGTGGATACTGATTCTAATGCAGAGGAGAATAAACAGAATGGGGAACATAAAGAATAGGAACCACCCAATGAGAAAGAACCCACAGGGAGGAGATGACTTCCGTCCAGTGCGTTTTATGGATGCAGGAATACGGTCTGTAGAAGGAGAGGGAAGTGAACGTAAATTTGAATTATCCTTTTCTTCTGAAGAACCATATACCCGATGGTTTGGAGTGGAAATTCTGGATCATTCGGCTGGAAGTATGGATTTGGGGCGGTTAGAGAGTATGGGAGTGGTTTTGTTTAACCATAACGCCAATAAAGTTTTAGGAAAAATTGAGAAAGTCTGGGTTGATGGCAATCGGGGAAAGGCGATCGTTGAATTCGACGATGACGATGAGGCTGAAATTATCCGTAAAAAGGTTGCTGGCGGGACGTTGAAAGGTGTGTCAGTTGGATATAGCGTGGATGCATGGGAAGAGGTGGCAGCTGGAAAAACTTCTTCCGATGGCCGATTCACGGGGCCATGCCATATTGCAAAAAAATGGACTCCTTTGGAAATCAGTATTGTATCTGTACCAGCAGATCCGACGGTAGGAGTGGGAAGAAGCTGCGAAGAAAGCGAAGATAGAAGTACAGTCACAGAGATTTCCATATGGGAACGGATGGTGCAGATTAATGAGAATCTGATTAAGAATATAAGAGAAGGGAATAGTAATGGATTGGATTGAAAAGCGGGGAACGTAATGCTGCATCCCCCGGAGACATGCTCCGGGGGAGTGCATTAAATCAGACATGAAGCTGTGACTTCAATGCCTCTTGCAATACTTGAGAAAAGTTTATATTGTGTTCCAGAGCAACGGCATTCAGCCAAGCAGGAAGTGTGACCGTTCGATTGACAGATCGGTTCATCTGTGCCATGCGGACAGATGGCATATAAACATCAATTAAAACAGCGCGTTCGTTAGAGGCAAGTTCTACTTGCGGCAAGGGGGTCGGAGAGGGGATCTCTTCTCCATCTTCTTCTAAGCCGTTGAGAACACAACCAAGCAATTCGCGGGCGGAGAGGAGCGCATCGTCTTCATTGATGCCACTGGTTGCACAATCTAAATCGGGAAATGTAACGGCAATTTCCTGATCGGGTTCATAAGTGAAAATCGCGGGATAGAAATAACGTTCCACCTTTTTCATAATAACACCTCCGATTATTTCCGCAAGAGAGTTCCGGGGCTACCGGAATAGCAGCCCCGATTGTCTTTCAATACTATCAAGCGTTTTTCTAGGGATGTCTTTGTCAGGATGTTTTAAAGTAACACGTCCCTTTTTGTTTGGATGTTTGAACTGGTGATGGCTGCCCACCACATTTACTTCATACCATCCATCAGCCTTTAGTATTTTCAAGACCTCTCTTGATGAATAGCTTTTCATGATGTACCTCCTGACATTTATATAGTAACACATACAATAATATTTGTCAATAAATAAAACACACATAATAATATTTGTTAAAATAAGAAGTGCTATTTTTATACTCGTTTTTATGTGCGACGCCGCACACGAGGGAGGTGAAGAAATGCTAATTGAATACAGGGGAGAAGTCCTGCTGGGGTATGTTCCCGGCCTCCCCACAAATATGAGTAAGGTTCGGCGAAAAGCCGGGCCTTTTTTGATATCAGAAATTAAAAAGTAAGGAAAGGACGAAAGATTATGAGACTAGAACTTGTGAAACAAGGTGAATTCTTAGGAACTGTATGTGATTTTTATGTAGATGAAGAGAATAACATTTACATGAGCAGAACCCAGATCGGCTATGCGTTACAGTATAAAGACCCAGCTAATGCAATTAAAAATATCCACAACAAAAATCATGATAGGTTTGATAAATTTTCTGTGATTTTAACGGGTGCTCAGTTTGAACCCCCGTTAAGAAATAATAGTAAGGCACAAAAGGTGTATATGTACAATGAGTTTGGTGTGTACGCTATGTGTGCAAGATCAAGGCAAAAAGTGGCGGATGACTTTAATGATTGGGTAGCTGGAATAATCTCTAATATCAGAAAGAATGGCTACTACATAGTTTCTGAGAAAGACAGTAAATGGCTGGGAATCCGTGAGGACTCTAAGAAAGCCCGGAAATATGAAACAGACCAGATAAAACGCTTTGTTGAATATGCAAAAGAGCAAGGCAGCAGGAATGCAGATAAATATTATATGATTTTCACAAAACTAATAAACAATAAATTGGGGCTTCAAGGTGGACAGCGTGATAATGTCTCACAGGAAACACTACTAGAGTTGAAATCAATGGAAACACTGATGAAGATGCGGATTCGAAAGTTGATGGAGAAAGATATGCCTTATAAGGAAATATATCAAGATGTGAAGATGCTGGTGGCAGAATTTTAAATAGAGTGGAAAAGTTCGTTGTGCTAAAAAAAACGAGGTGAGAATATCTTACCTTGTTTAAATTTATACGAGGTAGGCGTGAAAAAAATTGAAAAACCTCTTGACTTTTGGGTGCACAAAAGTTATAATATAATTACAGTCAAGGAAAACTTGATGAGTAAGGCAGGCAAGGAGCCGGAAAGGAGAAAAAGATGCAGGATATGGGAATGACAGACAAGCAGTTTTGCGGATTTGTAAGATTTGTTCTGGATGCTTTAAAAGAAGTGAAGGAAGAACCGGAAAAGGAAAAGAAAGAAGATAAACTGGAAAAGGTTATCAGTAATCTCCAAAAGACATTGGAAGATTAAAAAGCCCTGCTTAACAAATAAGCAAGGCCAAAAAACAAAAGCAGGCGGCACTTGCCACCGCCTGCACCCAAATAGAATGTAACATAGATTTGGAAAAATGGCAAGGGTCAAGAGGTGATTCAAGTAGAAAAGAAGAAAACGGGTAGACCGACTGATGACCTTAAAAATCACGAATTAAAAATAAGAATGTCAGATTCTTATATGGAGAAATTGGAATTTTGTCAAAAAAAGACAGGAATGACAAGAGTAGATGTGATTAGAACGGGAATTGATGAAGTCTATCAGAAACTTAAAAAATAGAAGTTCGCTCTCCCTACCAAGAATAACGAACTTCTGTATAATACCAGAGGTTTCCCACTGATAAATATAGTATATCAGCAAAAGGAGCCTCTTTCAAGGAAAATTTGAGAAAGGAAGATTTTGCTATGCAGAAACAGATTGAACAGACATTAGATAGTCGTGAAGTAGCAGAGATGGTTGGCAAAGAACATAAGAATTTGATGAGAGATGTTCGTTCTTATGTGGAAGAATTAGGACAGCTCAAAATTGAGCCGTCCGATTTTTTCAAAGAAAGTACATATCAGAACAGCCAAAATAAGACAATGCCTTGCTATGACATTACCAAGAAAGGTTGCGAGTTTATTGCCCACAAGCTGACTGGCATCAAGGGAACAGAGTTTACAGCCCGATACATCAACCGTTTTCACGACATGGAGGAGACCATTAGAGAGGGCATCCCCCAGAAGAAACTAGATAAACCAAAGAAAGAGAAACTCCCTTCCGTTAACATGATGGTAAAGAATATCAGGGAAGCCTTGCATGATGCCGGAGTTGATTCCAAATACATAGCTGCCGAGGTTGTAAGAATCTATTCTGATTCTGGTTATCCGGTAAATGTGCCGCTGGTTTCTGATGTTCCGAAACTCTGGGACTGCACCAGTATTGCGAAAGAGCTTGGTATCTACTCGGAATCTGGTAGAGCGCATGATAAGGCAGTCAGTGCCATTATTCAGAAACTTGACCTTTTTGCGGATGAAATTGTGAGAACTGCTTACAGCCGAAATGGCCATGATGGTGTAACAGTGCAATATAAGGATAGTGTGCTGGAAAAGGCCAGAGAGTGGCTGGAAGAAAATAATTACCCTTTATTGATAGAGTTCCGGCTTGCAAATGGCAGTATCAATAAATGCCGGGTTTATTATGGGGAGGTGGCCTAAGATGGACATTCAGAAAGAAGTTGAGATTTCAAAGCATCAGCCTGTTGTATTTTACGAGGGGAGTGAGCTGGGAAACCTTTATAAAGCAATCATTGAGTATTTTAAAGTCCAAGAGATCGACGCTTTTGCCACTTCCACATTTTACAATTTGGGCCGGATTCACGGGATTCGTGAGGAACGAGCCAGAAGGAAACAGAAAACAACATAACAATAATCAGAACGTCCTTCGGGGCGTTCTTTTTATACCAATATCGGGAAAGGAGGAAAGCTAAATGAGTAACCTGGAACAGGCTATGAAAGCGGCAGCAGCGGCGCTGACGGGACAGGAAGTTAATGAAATTCCTGATAACCTGGAAAGCATCTGCTCTTTTATTGCTCAAAATTACAAAGCGCAGTCAGCGGCTCTGTTTAAGCAGGTGGCGGCTCCAGCTGACGCATTGGCAGCGCCAACCAAGGAAGAATTTAACGGCCTGATTGCAAAATTGAAAGAAGCTAAAATTTTTAAATAACAGGAGGAAAGAACACGCATGACAGTACAGGAAATGATTGCCAGACAAAGGCAGCTTGTGGAGACGGCGAGAAGAGAGGGCCGCAATTTAACAGAAGAGGAGCAGACAGAGTTTGAAAACCTGCAAAGGGATATAGATGCGGGAGGACAACCGGGAGCTCTAAATGAAGGAGAATCGGAAAATAGGAACAGGGGAAGTGAACACGGTTTGATGAACGAACAACGAAGCATACCGGAAACAGAGAGCGCAGAGCAGAGAGCGATTATAGCAGAGCGTTCCAGAATTAGGGAGATAAGCGGATTGTGTCAGAGATTTGGTATTGATCCGGAATCATATATTTCCAGAGGAGATACGATGGAACAGGTGAGAGCTTCGGTTCTGGCACAGTTGGAGAGAAATGGAGCCCCTTTATCTGCCAGGGTAACACAGGATGCCGGGGATAAAAAAAGGTCTGCTATTGTTGACGGTATCCTTTTGCGACAGGGGATTGCGGTAGATAAACCAGCCCCCGGAGCGAATGATTTCAGGAACGCAACACTGAAAATGATTGCGGCAAACTGCCTGGCCGATGAAGGGGAGGGCGAACAGCGGAATTATTATATGGAATCGCCGGACGAAGTTTACACAGCGTTGATGCAGCGATCATATTTTAACCCAACTGCGGCATTCCCGTCCATTATGGATCAAGTAATCCAGAAAGCATACATAGAGGGGCATAAGACAGCTCCTGTGACCTTTGACCAGTTTACTACGCGCGGGGTGCTGACTGACTTTAAAAAGGCAGATAATTACTACGTACAGGGTGGATTTGGGGAGTTTTTGGAGGTTCCTGAAAATGGGGAATTAAAGCATACTCTGACGCAGGATGAAAAATTGCCCCAGAGACAGCTGAAAACCTACGGACGCCAGTTTACAATGTCCCGTAAGGCGTTTATCAATGACGACATGGGAGTAATTACCACTATGCCGAATCGGGCAGCCAAGGCGGCAAGAACTACAATTAACACTCAGGTATACAGGATATTGACTGAAAACCCGAAGATTTATGATGGAAAAGTGCTGTTTGGAAGCGACCACAAAAACCTTCTGGCCAAAGGAACCGGCATAACCCAGGATGCTGTGCAGTCTATGATTCTTGCGCTTGGAGGCCATAAGAAAGCGATAGATGGCAGTGAGCAGGCGATTATTATCAGACCGGCAGTTATGATTGTTCCTCTGGGGTACAAATTTGCTATGTATACGCTGTTTAATTCTGCGACAATCAGCGCGTCAGGAGATGTTAACCCTCTGTACCAGTATCGTGATACAATCCGCGTAGTGGAGGATGCTACACTGAATGCCCAGGTAAAGAGTGGAGCGATTCCGTGGTTCCTGGCGGGGGATACCAATGATACAGATTTTATACAGGTGGATTATTTGAACGGGCAGGACATCCCCACCATACGCCGCATGGAGGCTCCAGGGCAGCTTGGGTTTATATGGGATGTTTATCTTGACTGGGGAATTACGGTTCTGGATTACAGGGGTGCGGTAAAAAATCCGGGAGCGGAAGTGAAATCCCCGATTGAACTTGCTTAATTAAGAGGAGGAAGAACCATGGCAAAGACGGCAGTATATATTCAGCGCGGAGAGGCGATTGACTATAAAAATACAACGGATGAACGGATTCCGGCAAATACGGTGATTTTACTGGGAAAACGGATAGGAGTTGCAGGCGGTGACATACCGGCTGGAGAAGTGGGAAGCATACACATGAATGGGGTATTTGAAATTCCCAAAAAGGCTGGAACAGCTCTTAACGCTGGAGATAATGTAGTGTTTACTGAGGAAAACGGAATTGATAAGGCAACGGATGATGTGATGGGGTATGCTGTTGAGAACGCAGCAGCTGAGGCCGCAGCAGCAAAGGTAAAACTCATAGGATAAGAAGGAGGAAAAAGGGATGGCATACGTAAAGAATACATGGAGAGATGGCGATATCATCACAGCGGAAAAGCTGAACCATTTAGAGGATGGAGTGGAAGAAGGCAGAACGGGCAGCCAGGGACCGGCAGGTCCCAAGGGAGATAAGGGAGACCCAGGAGCGGCAGGGCCAGCAGGGCCAGCAGGAGCCCAAGGCCCCAAAGGGGATAAGGGAGACCCAGGAGCAGGGTTGACAGGCGTAGCAGCCGTACTAACCAGCGTTGCGCCAGATGCCCAATTGGCAGCAGCGGTTACAAAAATCAATGAGATTGTGGGGATTTTAAATGCCAGGGGAGTAAGTAAGGCGAAATAAAGGAGAAGTTCCCATGGGATTTAAAGAGATTGTATCTGAAGATAATCAGGATGTATTCCTAAATCCGGATGAATTTGGAGCCTATCACGATATCTGCGGCCGCAAGCTTCTAATCATAATTGATGATAACGAGATGGTAGAAAGAGAAAAGAGAAAAAGAACTGGTCAGGAATATCGGCAGGGGATTTATAATAAGCAGGTTCTTTTTTATGTGCTGGGGCGGGATTTCGGCCCGCTTCCGGCAGTAGGAAGGTCTCTAAAGCTGGATGGCAGGGACTTTGTAATAACGGATGCTATCAATGAAGGCGGGATTTATTCTATCAGCATGGAGGCGGTGAGAGCATGAGCTCCTTAATCTTGTTAGGCGTTGACACTGAGCAGGTCAACGCCATTTTTGAAAAATTAGAGAATAACGGCAAGGCGAATCAAGTCCTAAAGCAGGCGTTAAATGAGACGGCAAAGCAGGCCAGGGAACGGCTGTCAGAGCAGACGAAGAAGGTTTACGCGATTAAAAAGACGGCTTTCCGTAAGGATATGAAGATTAAGAAGGCAACCGTATCCAAGCCTCAAGCAAGCATTGTGTCAACTGGGAGAGCGAATAGTCTGTCAGATTTTAGAGTGTCTCCGGCAACGGTGAGAAATGGGAACAATCGCCCAAAGATTACGAAAGGAAAGGTTTTAAAAAGCAGCCGGATGAAGAGGCTTGAAAAGGGAGGAATTAAAGCTTTCCTGGTGAAGTTCAAAAGCGGACATAAAGCAGCAGTGGAACGCACATCCAAAAAAAGGCTTCCTATCCGGGTATTATATAGCCCGTCTGATCCGGTCATGATTGGAAGCGAAAAGCGGACATATGGAATTGTAGAGCCGTATATTGAGAGAGATTTACATGAAAATCTGCATCATTTTATAGAACAGGCTTTAGGAGGATAATATGACGACGAATCAGCTTCAGGAAGCTTTAATTCGAGAGATTGAGGATATTTCCAGGGATATAAGTTTCGTTAATTACAAGCAAGAACCGGCTGCTCTGAAAGGATACCTTCAAGCGATTCCCATATTCCCCGTTTTTGAGAACCAACCCCTTGGGATGGATTATGATATGCTGTCGGAGGAAATGACTGAAAACAGGCTTTTTCCATATTTTGTAGTTCGTGTGGACGGAGCAGAATATTGCAAGCCTAAGGAGGATATGGGAGAAGTGAACCAGGCCCACGTCATGATTGCGTTTGCAATATATGATGACAATCCAGAACTGAAAGGATATTTTACTCTGACAGCAATCATGGAGAGAGTAATCATGAGGTTCCAAAGAAATCCTGTTCTGGGATCGTTTTTTTGCAGCAGAACCATGAAGACAGCATATCAGGAGGATGACGCCTTTCCCCAGTTCTTCGGAGGGATTGAGATGCTCTGGTATCTTCCGGATATTAGCGTGGAGGGATTTACATGAAACAGACGATGGTTTATATTGGGCCGTCCATTCAAAATGTGATTGTGACTGGGACGGCATTTTACGGGGGGTATCCCCCTCATATAGAAGCGGCCTTAAGGCGGCATCCGTATTTAAACGATCTGATGGTGCCGGTTCAAGAACTGTCGCACGCAAGAAAAGAGGTGCGCAACCCGGAAAGCGCACTGGGAAGAATCTATAGGAAAGCAGAAGGAGGAAATTTATATGGCTTATAGGCATGGAATTGAAGTAACAGAAAAAGAAACATCATTCCCAAGCCCAATGTCCACCAAGTATGGAGTGCAGGTGATTTTTGGCACTGCTCCGGTGAATCAGGCAAAGAACCCATATGCATCTGTTAATAAGCCGGTTAAGGTAACTACATTTGAAGAGGCGGAAATAAACCTGGGGTACAGCGAAGATTGGAAAACCTACACTCTGTGCCCAAGCATGTACGCAAGCTTTAAATTGTTCCAGATTAGCCCGGTTGTTTTTGTCAATGTGCTCGACCCAAAGAAGCACAGGAAGGATATAGAGGCAAAATCGTATGAGGTAAAAAACCATCAGGCAGTTGTGAAAACGACCGGTTTTTTACTAGATGAGCTGACGGTGAAAACGCAGAATGCAGGCGCGCATGTTGGGGAAGCCAGGATAGGCGAAGCGGTTACAGGAGGGGAAAGCGTTACGCTTACAGCAGATACCGATTATATCGCGGAATTTGATGAGTATGGATATCTGGTAATTACAGTTTTATCTGCTGGAAAAGCGTATGAGGCAACACAAATAACAGTTAGCGGCAAGGTGATAGCGCCTGAGATGGTGACAGAAGAAGATGTGATCGGTTCTTATGACGCGGCTACTGGAGCGGAAACCGGTATGGAGGTATTAAGACAGGTATACCCCAAATTTGGCCTAATTCCAAGCATGCTTCTGGCACCAGGATGGAGCCAGAAGCCCAATATCGGAGCAGCCCTCCAGGGAAAGTGCGAAGATATTAGCGGCGCTTTCCGTTCTATGTGCCTTCTGGATTTGGATACGGCTCTTGCTAAGAAATACACTGACTGTGAAAAGATAAAGGCAGATATGGGATATAATGAGGAGCATTCTATCGTGCTTTGGCCTGAACTACAGATGAAAGGAAAGGTGTATAGCTATTCGGCGGTGTATGGAGCAATGATGAGCTACTATACGGCATTAAACAATGATGTGCCGTATATTTATCCATCCAATAAAGATTTGAATGTAGACGGGGCGGTTTTGGAGGACGGAACTGAGATTCTTCTGGATCAGGTTCAGGCAGGCTTTCTGAATGGAGCCGGAATCGTAACGGCATTTAATGATTTGTCTTGGAAAGCATACGGGAATAATACAGGCTGTTACCCGGAAAATACAGACCCAAAGGATCGCTGGATTGGATGCCGCCGGATGTTTGATTATGTTTCCAATTATTTTGTAGTGGCATACCGGAAAAAGCTGGACGGAAATATGAATCGCCGTCTGGTGGACGACATTGTAAACAGCTTCAATATCTGGGGGAACAGCTTGACGGCAAATGGTATGTGCGCAGGCATATATGCGGAATACAGGCCAGAGGAAAATACAGTGGAAGATGTTTTGGCAGGGCACTTAAAGCTAAGAATTTATTTTGCGCCTTATACGCCAGCCGAGTATATCAACGCAACCATGGAATTTGATGTGGCGGCACTGGAAAACGTAATGGCATAGGAGGAATTATAATGTTTAAGACACATCTTATTAATCGGTTTAATGCATATAAAAATGGAAAGCAGCTCATTGGGGTGGCCGGGGAACTGACGCTCCCAGAAGTGACAAACCTGACGGATACCATGGAGGGTGCCGGAACCGGCGGAAATATGGATATCCCGGTTGTAGGACTGATTGATGACATGGAAATGGAAGTATCCTTTATGTCTTTGTGTGAGGATATTTTTTCAGTTATGGATCCAACCGAATCTGCGGATTTGACGCTAAACGGCGCTTTGCAGGGATCGGATGCGGGAACGGGTATAGTCAAATACCAGCAGATCAGTGTTTCAGTCAGAGGAATGCTTAAAAAGTTTACGCCAGGCTCTATGAAAGCAGGAGGGAAAATGGGCTCCAGCGTTACGCTGGGGCTCAGCTATTATAAGGTGGTATTGGATGGAAAGACAATGATTGAAATCGATCGATTTAACGGCATCTATATCATCAATGGAAAGGACGTCTTAAAGGAAGTAAGGGACATGTGCTAAAAAAGGAGAAACGCAATGGATAAGAAAGAACCGAACATGACAAACGAATCAAAGAAAGACTGGCTGATATTGAATCTGAAAACTCCGGTGGAATATCAGGGAATGAAGATTACGCAGTTGGATATGACAGGACTAAGAAATATGACAGGCCGGGATCTTAACATGGTCTATGACTTGTATATGGCCCAGGGAGGGGGAGGCGTTGCCATGCAGGAGAGCACACTTTTGTTCGCGCAGGTAGTGGCGTCCAGAGTGTGCGGGTATCCAATCGAGGCGATCATGGAGCTTAAGGCAAAGGATTCGGTATATCTCAAAAACCGGGTATATCGTTTTTTCTTCCTGTCGGAATAGGCTGCGCTGAGGATATAGAGAAAGCAAACCGGACATTCATTGCTGCGGGACGATTTACAAAATCAGGCCCTCAGTTTTTTTATGACCTTCCGATTTATCAAGCAGCCCGTATGGCCAGGGAAGCAAATGATTTGGCGAAGGAATTACAGCAGGAAATGAACAGGAGGCGGAGATAGGTGGCGGGGAAGAAAAAATACGAACTTGAAATCATGATATCAGGCGGGACAAATGCCTCTCTTTCCGCTTCTATTCAAAGGGCGAAGCGTGAAATCAGTTCCCTGGAACGACAGGCTGGCTTATCAGCTAAGGCAGTGGGAGATTCCTTTGGCGGAATGAGCGTGAAGGGAATTGATACCCTGGGGAAAATTTCAGATCAGGTATTTGGCGCGATAGCAAAGGGAAGCAAGGTAGCGGCTGCGGGAGTTGCCGGATTGATTGGCGCATCCACTATGGTGGGGATGGGATTCGAGCAGCAAATGAGTACGGTGCAGGCAATTTCCCAGGCTTCAGCCGCAGATATGGAGAAGCTGAACGCTTTGGCTAAAAAAATGGGGGAAACCACCCAGTTTACGGCAGAGGAAGCCGGACAAGGCTTAGAGTATATGGCTATGGCTGGCTGGAAAACCCAGGACATGCTGAAAGGGCTTCCGGGAATTATGAACCTGGCCGCCGCGTCTGGGGAAGATCTTGGGAGGGTATCTGACATTGTCACAGATGCAATGACGGCATTTGGAATGGCAGCGGATGAGTCGGACAGGTTTGCTGACGTGCTTGCGCAGGCATCCAGCAGTTCAAATACAAATGTTGCCATGATGGGCGAGACATTTAAATATGTAGCGCCTGTTGCCGGAGCGCTCGGATACACAATCGAGGAAGTAGCTCTGGCAGCCGGATTAATGGCAAATACCGGGATTAAGGCTGAGCAGGCTGGAACCGCAATGAGAGCCATGTTTACAAACCTTGCAAAGCCAACAAAACAGATGCAGGGTTACATGGACGCGCTCTCTCTGTCATTGGTAGACGAAAAGGGAGAGATGAAATCGCTGAGCCAGCTATTAAATGATTTAAGAACGGGCTTTTCAAACCTGACGGAAGCGGAAAAAGCAGAATATGCCGCAGGTATTGCAGGCAAGGAGGGAATGTCTGGCCTGCTTGCGATTGTAAACACTTCGGAGGATGATTTTAAAAAGCTGACGGAAGAGATTAATAACAGCGCCGGAGCCGCTGAAGCGATGTCGAAAATGAGGATGGATAACCTGAAAGGAGATTTAACCCTTTTGTCGAGCGCAGCCCAGGGGGTCGGAATCAAACTTTACGAAGGATTTTCTGTTGACATGAGGGAGGCAGCTCAATATGCAGTCGCATGGGTATCAAGCTTTACGGACAGACTGGAAGAAGATATACCAACGGCTCGGAGACTGATGAAAAACTTCGGAAAATGGCTGGAAGAATTTTTCGGGCCTGTTGTGGGTATAGGAAAATGGCTGGCAAAAAATCCCCAGGTCATCGAAGGTGGGATCGCAGGAATTACATCAGCCCTTCTAACGTTTAAGGCGGTAAAAGCAGCAAAAAATGGCGTGAAGTTACTGTCATCGCTTTCCGGCATAGTCTCCGCATGGCCAGTAGCGGCGGCCGGATTGGCAATAGGGGCAATCGTAGGAATCACAACCGCAATACAAGAAGCGGAACGGAAAGCCGCACAGCAAAGCCTGGCTGAACATTTTGGAGATATAACGCTGTCTTTAAAGGATCTGGAGGAAGCAGCCAGGAACACACTTGGGGAGGGACTTTTCCAGAGCATAGACGAGCTGTCAGAAGCAGGGGAGAAAACCTCCAAAATTTACGATTCGATGCAGTCCGGGATAAGGGAGATCAATAAGGCCGGGTGGAAGCTTTCCTTGGGGATAGAAGTCGACACACAGTCTTATGTGTCCGCGGTAGACCAGTATGTGAAAGATGCCCAGGAATACATTACAAGCCGGGGATATGAGTTGAAGCTGGCTGTAGGCATTGTTATGGGAGAGGAGGGAGGCGGATTATTAGAGAACAGTGACGCATTCTACCAATCCCTGTATAACCAACTGGAGCCGCTGAAACAGGGGTTACAGGAAACGCTTCAGGACATCACGGAAAATGGGCTGACACTGGATAAAGATAAAATCGTTAGGGACTACCTGGATGAAATTTCTGAAGTGACCGCCATGATATCCGATGCTCAAAGCGCTGCAAAGCTCCAGATGATACAAGATGATTTTTCGGGTGCAGCCCTAACGCCAGAGACGTTCCAGAATTACCAGGATGCGTTAAATGAATATGCAAAGGAAGCCATTGAAAGCATTGACAGTTCTTCCGAACAAATATTGGCGTCCCTGAATGCACAGAGAATGTTGGGAGAACAAGGGAAGGATGGAGGCATATCCCAGGAAGAGTTTGAGGCACAGTCAGAAGCGGTTAGGCAGAAGCGTTATGCGCGAAAGGCCCAGGTTCTTAATGGCGTGTACCAGGCTACGCGTGATACCGTTATGGATACCTATGGAGGCGATATCGCCCCGGCGTTGGAAGCAGTTAACCAGTCATTAGATGAAAGCTTAAACGGATTAAAAACAAAGGGCCTGTATGCGCCTGAAGATTGGGGCAATGCTGCGCAGATAGCCGTCCTGGACGCTGCAAGCCAAAACCATATGAGCAAAGCCAATAAGGATGCCATAGGAGAGCTTTTAAAAGGAATGGAGCCAAATCAGGAGCAGATGCAGCTCTTGATTGAGCAATATAAAAAAGCAGGCGGTGATCTAAATGACGCAATGGTTCAGGGCGTTCTGGAGTCCATGGATGAGGCGGACGCATTAGGCGCAGTATCAGGAAACGAGGATTCTTTGTGGTCGCTGCTTGGAAAAAAAGCAGCCGATGACCCTGTCATGGCAACTGCTATACTTGCTTCAAAGGAAGCTGGGGCAAAATATGGGGATTCATGTATAGAAGAAATAAAACGTAAACGTTCAGATGCAGAACAAGAGGCGGAGAACTTCTTAAGTGCGGTAAGAGCTAAGTTTGAACAGGGTACAGCTCCAGTGACAGTGCCATTGCCGGTTACCTTTCAAATGGTGGAGGCATACAGTCGTGGTGTAGATATATCTGGAAAGACAGATTTGCCACAGCATGGAGACGGAGGAATTTTTAATTCAAGGCATATCGCTGAAGTTGCAGAAGAAGGGCCGGAAGCTATCATTCCTATTGAACATTCAGGCCGTGCCTTGGAGCTATGGAGGGAAACAGGACGGTTATTGGGAGCCTATGAAGAACATAATTACGATCGGATGTATGAGGGTCTGACAGCCGGGACGATTATAGAGAACAACAGCAGCTCACCATTTGCGCCGGTGTGTAATCTAACCATCAACGTTCCAGGAGGAGAAAGCGTCAGAAGCCAGATCGCAGCAGGCGCCAGCGATGGGTTTGATCGTTTTATTGAATATATGGAGCGTTATAAAAGAGAACTATATCGGGCGGCATTTTAAAATCAACTAAGGAGATGGTGGAGCTATGGCGTCAACCTATAGAACAATCCAGGGCGACACTTGGGACATAATCGCAAAAAAGGTTTACGGTGAAGAACGACACCTTGATTATCTGATGGAGCATAATTTCCCTTTGCTGGATTATTTTATTTTTCCGGCTGGCATAGAGCTTCAGACACCGGATCTGCCTAATAGGCAGCCGGATGATCTGCCGGAATGGAGGAAAGGTTAGACAATGACGATGACACGCAAGAAAACAGTGAATGTTGTATATAACGGGATTGAGGTATGGAAAAGCCTGGATCCTTATTTGGAATCATTTTCATATTTTGATTCTGTGGATGAATCAGACAAGATTTCATTTTCGGTAAACGACCGCGATTTAAAATGGGTTAACTCCTGGATGCCCCAAACAGGTGATGTAATTCAGCCATCTGTTATTCTTGAAAACTGGAACTATGAGGGCGAGAAGATGACCGTAGCCTGCGGGGATTTCGTGGTGGATGATTTTTCCTTTTCATCACCTCCGTTGTCTGGCAGTATTAACGGTGTATCTGCACCGGTCAATACAAGCTTTAAGGAAACCATGAATACAAGAACCTGGGAGGCGGCTACGATTAGCCTGATAGCTTCGGAAATCGCTTCCAAATATGGACTGACCAGCATTTATGACGCTCCAGAGATTCAGGTGGTAAAAACGGAACAGAGCAACCAGGCAGACAGTGATTTTATAAAATCCCTCTGTCAAAAGTATGGGCTTGGAATGAAGGTATACGCAAACCGTCTGGTTATCTGGGATTATAAAACCTACTTTAAAAAACGTCCGGTTATTGTTCTGACGCCTCAGATGGTGTCAAGGTGGAGTTATCGAAAAAGCATGCAGGGAACCTATACAGGGGCTAAAGTGAGCTACACAAATCCGGCTACGAAAAAAATGGTAGAGGTAATTGTAGGAACGCCGGAGCGACTGTACAGGACAACACAGAAAGCAGACAATGAAGCCGATGCAAGGCTGATTGGCGAAGGAGCTGTTCTAAACGCGAACCGAAAAGCTGAAACGATGCAGATTACTCTTCCGCCAAAGCTTTCCATTATGGCCTGTATGACCGTACAGCTTTCAGAGTTTGGAAAGATGGACGGGATTTATTTTGTGGAGCAGGTATCACATACGATTGGACGGAAGTCATATACCATGCAGTTAAAGCTGAGCCGGATTACAGAAAATGGAGAATCAGGGAATGGTGAAACCGCAGGCTCTAATGCATCTACAGCTGGAGCGGAGAGCTATGTGATAAAGAAAGGTGACACTTTATGGGATTTGGCTAAGAAAAAATACGGGAATGGGTCTAAATATACCCTGATTTATGAGGCGAATAAGGATGCCATTGAGGCAGATGCAAAGAAACACGGGAAAGGCAGCTCGAATAATGGATATTGGATATATCCAGGATTAACCATTACGATACCGGCATAAGAAGGAGGGCTTATGGAGGATGTAGTAAGAGTGGGAAATATATCAGCGGTTGATCCGGATGCTGGAATGGCACAGGTATATTATCCTGATCGGGACAGTACAACAGCTCCGCTCCATCTGTTTGCATTTCATTCCGAATATGCCCTGCCAAAGGTAGGCGATCAGGTAGTGGTGCTGCATTTGTCAAATGATACTAGTTCTGGCGTGATACTGGGACGCCTCTGGGGAACAGCAGAGCCTCCACAGGCTGAAATGGCTGGCTACAAGAAGGTGTTTGATTCAAATGCGTGGGAAGAATTAAAGCAGGGACGATATACGATTCACGCAGATGAGATAATTCTGGAGGGGACAGAGGGGAGCTGCACACTTTCACAATTAATTGACTTGGAAAAGCGCATAGAGCGATTGGAAAGGAAGGAATAATATGGTTGGGTTGCTTGGAGAGCTTAGGTTCCGTGTTGCTGACAGTCGCGTTTTGACGTTTCGCAATTTTAAGCGTGAAATAGCTTCGACTTGGAACAGCCTGGATCGAATCGGCCTAAAGCCAATCGTAGAATATGGAGGGGCCAATTTGCAGACAGCGTCATTTGAAATAGTATTGGATGCCTCTTTGGGAGTCAGGCCAAGTAAACTTTTAAAGATGCTGGAACAAATGGCAGAAGCTGCGCAAGCTTATGAATTAGTAATTGGAAAGAAAATGATAGGAAAAAACAAATGGGTGATCACCAAATGTTCGCAGGCATATGACTATATACTGAGAGGCGGAGAGATCTACAGGGCTACCGTGTCATTAACGCTCCAGGAATATGTATGAGGAGGCTGAAAGTGGAAGAGCAGCGGTTCAAAATTACAGTACAGAATGCAGAAGATGAGGAAGAAGTAATTCGAACCTTGTCAACCTTATTTAATACGCGTGCAGGAAGTCAACCGGCGGATCGAGATTTCGGGATATCGTGGAAATGCCTGGATGAGGTTCCGGAAGTAGCGGAAAATCTTTTTTATCTGGAGGCAGTGCGCAAGGTCGAACGGTATGAGCCTAGAGTGGAGATAACCAATATTTTATATAGGCATGAAGCAGGAAAGATGACTGCTCATATTTATTTTTCTGGAAAGGGGAGAAGTGGATCATGAATGATATATTGTCACGACTGTCTGATTGTCCAGAGGTAAGCTTTATAGACGGGATAAGCTTTTCAGATTTACAGGAGAAGATGATACAAGATTATCAGGAAAAGCTCAAAGAATTGACAGGAAAAGATGTGACTCTGGCACCGGCGGATCCATATCGCTTGATTCTATACTCCTGTGCCGTGGCAATCTATCAGGCGTACCAATATGGAGATAGAGCCGGAAAAATGGGTCTGCTCAAATACAGCACAGGGAGTTTTCTTGACAATTTGGCAGCTCTTAAAGGAGTAAGGCGAAACGAACCCTCCGCAGCGCAAGCCACTGTACGTTTTACATTGTCAGCAGCATTAAGCAAAAGAGCAGAAATTCCGAAAGGGACCAGAGTGAAGGGAATTGATCTATATTTTGAGACGATAGATCCGGCTGAAATCCTGGCTGGGAATCTATACGTGGACGTTGCTGTAAAATGTCAAACGGCCGGAAGCATTGGCAATGGTTTTCTTCCCGGCGACATACAGACTTTAGTGGATCCTCTGCCATACATACTTAGCATCCGAAATATTACGCAGTCATCCGGCGGAACAGACCGGGAGACAGACAAGGAGTTGGCAGAACGGGTGTATTTATCTCCGTCCAGCTATTCCACAGCTGGCCCTCAAAGTGCATATGAATACTGGGTCAAAACGTACAGCCCCGCGATTAGTGAGTGCCGAATTATATCAGAAGCACCTGGAGAGGTTGATATTTATGTAGCTGAAAATGGTGAAATCCCATCGGATGGTTTTGTGAAAGGGCTAACAGAATATTTGGAAAATAGCAGCGTCCGTCCTCTTACTGACAAGGTGGTCGTTAAAAAACCGGAAATAGTTAATTATGAAATAGAGTTTACTTATTACATCCAAAGCGCGGATAGGAACAAAGAGACGACCATTAAAGCCGAAGTGGAGAACGCCTGTAATAATTATATTGCATGGCAGAGGCATATTGGGAGGGACATAACGCCAACGCAGTTAATTTATGAACTGATAAAGGCCGGGGCACAGTCAGTAGAGGTGACAAAACCATCCTACACGGAACTTACGGAAGCTCAGATTGCAGTGGCAGGCGCACCGGTAGTTACGTACGGAGGGCTGAGAGATGGTTGATTTTTGGAACGGAGAAATTAAGCATATCGCCCCGATTAATCTGATGTCAGCAGAAGCAGAAGCAGTCAGCTATGCAGTACGGGAAGCAATGCAAAAATATCAGGTTTATGCGCGTGCTTTACCGCTTTACGCCACAATTGAGAAAGTACCGGAGGAGGCGCTTGATTTGATGGCTTTGGAAATGGGCACACAGTATTACGACCAGACATTTCCAAGAAAGCAAAAAGAGCGCCTAGTTACGCAGACGCTAGCCTGGTATATGCACGCAGGCACTCCGTCAATTCTGAGTGAGTTTTTGGAAACAATTTTGGCTGGAGGGTACATAGAAGAATGGCATGATTATAACGGTAAACCATACCATTTTAAAGCATATGCATACGCGGAAGGGCATGAAGTCCCTCTTGGGTACGGAAAAGAAGTGGAGCGGCAGCTCAAACGCTATAAGAATGTACGTTCCTGGCTCGAATACTTTATGTTTATCATAGCATTAGGTTATAGGGTAAATATTGCGTACAAAAGCAGTGTGCAGATGACAACTCGATTTTACCCAAGAGGCAATATAGCATACCAGCGATTGGACGGGACATGGAAACTTGATGGGAGACGCAAGCTGAGCTTGTATAGAAAAACGATGAATTTTTATCCATCGGCAGTCAGCTTGGGGGCATGTTTTAGAACCCATGTTCAATCAAAGGGACAAAATTACCTGATAGGAAAAGCCAGGCAGAAAATAAAAATCCGAGCTGGCGCGGAGAGCGCAAGCAGCAGTCCTGTTAAGATTCACAATCAGAAGAGATTGGTATTTTCAACCCGCACAAAAGCTAGTGTTACAAGCGGAAACATTATCATTACAGTAATCAATAAGTTAGACGGAACATGGAAACTGGATGGAAACAGAAGGTTAAATGGCGGGCCGTACTTACAATAAGAAGGAGGAAGGAAATGGCAGCGATTGAAGGAGTTATTACAGTCATTGGGAGAAAGAAACTGTGCGAAGCGCACGCAGGAAAACGAACGCTTCCCAAAATCAGCAGTATGGCTTGGGGAGATGGAGGAACGGACGGGGACGGAACTCCGAAAACAGTAACAGGACAGGAAAAAAGCATGTATAATCAGCTTCTAAAAAAGGAGATTAATGATCCGACATTCAAAAATGATGAACATACAACCGCAGTGTATTCAGCAACCTTAGAAAGCGGAGACCTGGTAGGGAAGTATATTTCGGAGCTGGCTCTTTTTGATGAGGAGGGGGATATGATTGCCTATCAAACCTTCTTAAAAAAGGGAAAGGATGAAGGAATGCCACAGCGATATGACATGGAAGAAATTTTTTAAGGAGGTAAAGAAGTGGATTATTGCGATATAAAAAATCCGGCAGAATACACGGAGAAAGTTGAACGCTGGTCACGTCAGACGGATGCGAACGGTGACGAAATGGGGAAAGTAATTGAGGCATTGGTAAATAATGACAATTATTTGAAAAAGGAAGTAGAACGTCAGGATAATTCAGTTGTGGTCACGCTTACCGTTGCAGGATGGAGCGCAGCAGCACCATACGCGCAAAGGGTTGAAGTGCCGGGTGTCAAGGAAACGGACATCCTGCGGCTGTATACACATACACCCAAAACCCTGTCAGGAGATGCGGTAAAGCTACGCCGAAAGATGACCGCTATGATTACGGATGGCGAGGCAAAAGATGGATACGTGATGTTTTATTGCGGGGAAAAGAAGCCGACAGCAGATTTTCCTGTTAAACTGGTGGGGGTGAGCGCAAATGAGTGATATTTTGATACCGTATGGGGGAGGCACAGGGGCCGACCTTGACCTTGTGACAGCATCCGAAGCAGATGTGCGCAGGGGTAAAGTGTTTGTAGACAGGAACGGCAATCCAATCACTGGTAACATGGCGGAAAAGGCGGCCGCTACTTACACCCCCGGAACATTCGATCAGACAATTTCTGAAAATCAGTATCTGACCGGAGTGCAGACAATCAAAGGAGACCCAAATCTGTTGGCCCAGTATATCAAGAAGGGCGTGACGATATTTGGGGTTGCGGGGACATTCCAGGGATGGGTTGGAGATGCTGGAGATCTCTACATAAACGGTGCCAACAATGCTGGATTCACTGTTAGTGAGGTTATACTTCAACAGGATAGAATAGATCTTGCCGCCGGGAGAATACCTACCCTTACTTCAACTAAAAGCTATACCCTGGTTCAAAATCAGAAATTGACAATCGTAGGTTCAATACAGGGAAGTTTTGGTTCGGGAGGAGCAGGCAGACTTGTTTTTGAATTAAAGGACGAATCTGGAGAAATAATTGCAGAGTTTGATGGAAGAAATCAAGGCTATTATAATGGCTTTTCATTTACGATGCCTCGCACCCTTACATTTAAGCCAGTAATAAAATTCACCTACGCATCCAATGGTTGGCGCGGATATATCAACAGGATTTATATTTAGCTGTAGAAACGGAAAGCGAGGCATAACATGGACGAAGCAATCAAAGCAGAGATAGAACGCCTGCATGATGAGGACAGGCGGCAGAACAAACGGCTGGAGATGCTGGAAGGGCTGGTCAGGGAAAT